TAGAAACATTGATGCAGGTGGTCAGTTAAGACAATCTGTTGATGTGTATATGTCAGACTTCGGTGAGATTATGGTTATGCCTAACTATATCATGGGTCTGTCTAACGTAATTGATAATATGCTTGGACATAACCATGCTTCTACAAAGTTTACCTCATCAGGTAGACCAGACATGGCTAACTTCTCAGCATTGATTTATGATCCAATGTGGTTTTCTACTGCATACTTAAGACCTCTACAAGAAGTTGATGTAGGCCAACAAGGTGACTCAACTAAAGGTATGATGGTTGAAGAGTGTACTCTTGAAGTACGTAATCCATTAGGATGTGGAGCAATCTACGGTCTTAATTAATATTATTAGGGGAGACTTTAATTAGTCTCCTCTTTTTATTGGGAGATAAACATGCCAAAAGTAGGTAAAACAAAATTTAGTTATAAAAAGAAAGGTGGTTACGCAAGTGACGCACAAAGAAAAGCTATTCATGCTTCTAAAGCAGAATATAAGATGGGTGGTGGAAAGATGATGAGTCCTAAAAAAATGACTATGACAGCTTCTAGATATTATGAAGATGGTGGTAAAGTTATGACTGGAAGAGCAGAATTAACTGCAGCTCAAAAGAATTTACCTGAAATGTTACAAAAGAAAATCTTAGCTTCTAAAAAGAAGAAGATGAAAAAAGATGCCTGATCCTAAAGTTGGAACAGGAAAGAAACCTAAAGGCTCTGGACGGCGTCTTTACACGGATGAAAACCCTAAGGATACTGTTAGAATCAAATTCGCAACTCCATCTGACGCCAGAGCAACAGTTGCAAAGGTTAAAAAAGTCAATAAACCTTTTGCAAGAAAAATTCAAATCCTTACCGTTGGAGAACAAAGAGCGAAAGTAATGAAGAAAATGCAAGTAGCTAGTATATTTAAAAAAGGTAAGGAAGCTATACGTAAACAACATAAAAAATAACGGAGGGAAAAATGTACGTTATTAAAACAGCAGTAGGTAATATATTTCCAGTAGAGAAATGTATGTATAGAGTAGGAGCAGCAACAGGTGGAGGTTATAAATTAACTCATCTAATGCTTATAAATGTAAGTGGTACACCAGCACCAACATTACAAGAATCATCTCCAACAGCAGCAACAGCTGGAGATGTATTAGGTTATATTGGTAAATCAGGTAGATTTATTGCCATTACAGAACCTGCTACTTAATAGGAGAAGAGGATGGCAAAAGAAAATGAATTTACATTTGGTAGTTCTACAGTAGATTTAAAGAAAGGTATTAAAGCAGGTTTTGACTTATCTTCTGGAGATTGGGAAGCTAAGCAAGATATTACTCAATATTTAAATAATGCTAAGCTTGATAGAGATAGAGAAGCTTACTTTGGAAAACAAAATAAAAGTGGTTTTAGAAAAATGGCCACTATACCAGATATTGTAGCTATTAAAATTAATGAAGATCACGGAATAAATTTACATGACAACACATTTATGCGTGATAAAGATAAAATGAAAAAGCTAAAGTATATATTACAAACAGAATATAAACATTTGCTTGTAAATACTTAGGGAGATAATTATGCCGACTTATGCACAATTTACAGAGTTAGTTAGAGATTGGTCTAATAAAGATTCTTCTGTATTAAAGGACACTAGGATTCAAGATTGCTTAAGGTATGCTGCCGATAAGTGTTATAGGAATCTTAGAGTAGCGGCATTAGAAAATACTATTACATATAACTCTACAGCTTTAAATGCAGCTACTACAACTGGTACTAATTATTTACCAAGTCAAACAGATTTAACTTTACCAAGTGATTTAATAGAGTTTATACAAATAAGAGAAATAGATGTTAATAGTAGAACGTGTAGAGTATTTAATGAAAAGACGGATCTAAGAACATTTAATGATTGGTCAGCACTTAAAACAAGTTACATAGGTTATTTTTCAAGGCAAGGTAGTACATTACTATTAGCACCTGGATTTGGTCAAGCAAATAGTTTAAGCACTGCAGATAAAATAGAATTACATTATTATAGAAGACTGCCAGCATTAAATGCAACATATGATGTAACACCTGCTAACTATGCTGCAGGATTTCTTACAACTAGTGGTGGTACTGTAGCATTATATTTTGTTAATGGAGATACTAATACGGCTTATGCAACACAGTCTGAAGCAACAGCAGCAGCTGGTGGTAATCAAGGAAATACTAATACTGCAAACTATATTGGTACTGAAGCGGCTAACTGGTTACGTGATGAGAATGAAAGAGTATTATTAATGGGTGCACTTTCAGAAGTATTTTATTATTTGCAAGATGATGATCAGGGTGTTAAGTATAAAAAATTATTTGATCAAGAAGTATTTGAATTAAATGATGAGGATACTAAACGTAATGCAGCAGGAGGAAATGTGCAAGTAAACTTTAATGGAAGAGGGTTAATCTAATGACAACACCAGCAGCACCAGATACAGTTAATTCAGTTGGAGCAACTGATGATGCCTCTAAAGGAGGATTGTTTAATAGTTTAAATAATACAACTCTTAATACACTTGAACAAGCAATAGCAACTAGAGCTACTTCTGCAGCAACCTCAGCTACTGATGCACTTGCATCTAAAAATGCTGCTGAGACAGCTAAGACAGCTTCTGAAACAGCACAAGCCGCTAGTGAAACTGCAAGGACTCAATCTCAAACTGCACAAGCTGCCAGTGAAACTGCACGTGATGCTAGTGTTGTAGCTAAGACAGCTTCGGAAACAGCTCGTGATGCAAGTGTTGTAGCAAAAACTGCATCTGAAAGTGCAAGAGATACAGCAGTTACTAATGCTACAACAGCAACTACAAAAGCTGGAGAAGCTTTAACAAGCGCAAATAATGCGTCTACTTCAGCAGGCAATGCAAGTACTTCAGCAGGCAATGCAAGTACTTCAGAAACTAATGCAGGTAATAGTGCAACTGCAGCAGCTAGTTCAGCAACAGCAGCAGCAGCTAGCTATGATGCATTTGATGATAGATATTTAGGAAATAAAACTAGTGATCCTACTGTTGATAACGATGGTAATGCATTATTAACAGGTGCTTTGTATTTTAAAACTACAGATAATATACTTAGAGTTTATACTGGATCAGCTTGGGTAACAGTTAAACCAACTACAACAGAGCAAGGACACATTAATACTGTTTCAGGTATACAAGCTAATGTTACAACAGTAGCAGGAATAGATAGTGATGTTACAGATGTAGCAGGAATTAGTTCAGCTGTATCAGCAGTAAATAGTAATTCAACTAACATTAATGCAGTCAATAGTAATTCAACTAATATAAACGCAGTAAATAGTAATTCAAGTAACATCAATACGGTAGCAAGTGCTAATACTAATATAACAAGTGTAGCTACTAATATAGCTAACGTAAATACAGTTGCAGGAATATTTGAAGGTACAGCTACATATACAGTTACAGTAGTTAATAGTGGTGGTAATAAATTTGCTATTAATACAGGAGCAGGTTCTGCAACAGCTCCAGCCCTTACACTTGTAAAAGGTTTTACTTATACTTTTGATGTTAGTGATAATACTAATAGTGGACACCCACTTGCATTTAAAGATGCATCAGGTAACGCTTATACTACAGGAGTAACTGTAACTGGAACAGCTGGTCAAGCAGGTGCTAAAGTAGTCTTTGCAGTGCCAGCTACAGGAACACAACCAGCTAGATATTATTGTACTGCTCATGGTAATGCTATGGGTAATACTGTTACTACTGAAGACAATGACATTGCAGAAGTATTAGCTATTTCAAATGAAATTACAACAGTATCTGGTATAGCAGGTAATGTAACAACTGTTGCAGGTATAAGTGCTAATACAACTACTGTAGCTGGTATAGCAGCTAATGTAACTACAGTAGCTGGAATACATGCTAATGTTACTACAGTTGCTAGTAATAATACAAACATTAATACAGTCGCAAATATAAATGCTAATGTAACTACAGTTGCGGGTATACATGCTAACGTAACTGTAGTAGCAAATATGAGTTCTAATGTAAATACAGTTGCAGGAATAGCTAGTAATATAACTACAGTTGCAGGTATGAATAGTAATATTACAAGTGTTGTAAATAATGCTAGTAATATTAATACAGTAGCTGGAATAAGTTCTAACGTAACTACAGTTGCAGGAGACACTACAGAAATTAATGCAGTTGCAGGTAATGCTACTAATATTAATACAGTGGCTGGTAACAATTCTAACATTAATACAGTAGCTGGTATAAGTTCTAATGTTACTACTGTAGCAGGAATAAGTTCTAACATAACCTCAGTAGTTAATAATAGTAGTAATATTAATACAGTTGCTACAAATATAACTAATGTAAATGCTTTTGCTAATACTTATTTTATAGGAAGCTCAGCACCTTCAGGTGGCACAATAGGTAGTGGTGATTTATGGTATGATACTAGTTCATCACAAATGAAAGTATACAATGGTTCTGCTTGGGTAACATTTATATCAACTTATAATACAGGTAATCTAACAGAAGGATCTAACTTATATTATACAAATGCAAGAGCTGATGCTAGAATTACAAATGCTTTTGGTAATGCTGTAAGTTTAGGTGATAACTTAACTGTTGCTGGTGAACTTAGAGGTCCAGCTACATTTGTTATTGATCCAGCAGTAGTAGGTAATAATACAGGAACTGTTCAAGTAAAAGGAAACTTACAGGTAGATGGTACTACAACCACAGTAAACTCTACAACAGTAGATGTTACTGATAAGAATATTACAGTTGCAAAAAATTCTAACAATGCAGCAGCTGCAAATGGTGGTGGTCTTACAGTTGATTGTGGAAGTGATACAGATGCAACACTTACTTATACAAATTCAGATGATTCATGGAATGTAAATAAAACTTTTAATGCAACAATAGGAACAGCAGCACAAGCTAATATTACAAGTGTTGGTACACTAACTGGATTAACTATTGATGGTGATGCAACTTTTACTGGTGCTAACTATAATGTAGTATGGGATAAATCAGACAATGCTTTAGAGTTTGGTGATAATGCTAAAGCTAAATTTGGTGCAGATGGTGATTTAGAAATATACCATGATAGCAGTAATTCTTACATAGCTAATAGTACAGGTCATTTATATATTGATGTTGGTGCAAATAATAAAGACATTATTTTTAAAGGAACTGATGGTGGTGTAGATAAAGAAGCTGGTCGTTTTGATATGTCTTCAAGTGGTAAACTTAAATTAAATGAAGGATTTGAAGTTGCTTCAAATGGTAATGTTACTCTTAAAGCTGGTGTTGATATAGTTTTTGAAGGGGATACCGATAATTCTAATGAAACAACTTTATATGTTGTTGACCCAACAGCCGACAGAACAATTTTATTACCAAATGCAACTGGAACTGTAATAACTACAGGTAACTCTGATACACCAACAACTACAACATCTTCTGGAGATGCAGACTTTGTTCTTGTAGATGATGGTGGTACAATGAAAAAGATTACCCCTGCTAATTTAGGCGTAGTTTCTGGTGCAGCAACACAAGGATTTGCAGTAGCAATGGCAATAGCATTATAGGGAGAAAATAATGGCACAAAATTTTAGACAATTCAAAGAAAGGAATATAGGAACATCTGCCGTAGATATGCCTAATGGTTCTAACTTTGATAGCTTTGATTGTATTGTAGGAATACGATTAGCGAATGTACATACACAATCAATTACGGTAGAAGCTTACATTACAAGTGGAGGTGCAAACTATTATATTATTAAAAATGCACCAATACCAAGTGGATCGTCACTTGAGCTTATAGATGGTGGCGCAAAGATAGTAGCAGTAAATGGTGACAGATTATACATTAAGTCAAATGTAGCAAGTTCATTAGATGCAATAGTATCTGTTGTAGATGCAATTAGTACATAGGAGGTTATATGCCATACGTAGGAAACCCTTTAGCAAATGCTTTTTCATCTAGGGTAAAGCAAGATCTTACAGGACAAAGTGGTACAAGTTTTACTCTAACTCACGCAGTATCTAGTGCAAATGATTTATCAGTTTATATAAACCATGTACGACAAGAACCAACAACAGCTTATACAGTTGATTATAATACATTAACAACTACAGGTAGTGTTGCAGGAACAGATGACTTTTATATTATGTATGATGAATTGGGATTACAAAGTATAGCACATGATTCTGCTCAAGCTATGAAAGCTACAAGTGGAACTTTTACTGGTGCAATAACTACAACTCAATTAGCATCTAGTGGTCCTGTATCAGGAACTACTGGAACTTTTAGTGGTGCTGTAGATATTCAAGGACAAGAATTAATACTTGATGCTGATAATGATACTTCTATTACAGCAGACACCGATGATCAAATAGATTTTAAAACTGGTGGCACGGATAGAATGAGATTATCTTCAGCAGGTGTTCTATCTATACCAGCAGATGGTAGTGATTTAACTGGTGTAACTAATGCTATTCATCTTGGTGCAAGTGCTGATATGAAAATATTTCATAATGCAAATAATAATTATATTTTAACAGACCAAGCAAGTCAGTCTTTTACTGTCTTATCCGATATAGTTAGGTTTAATACTAGGGATAATGGAGAAAGTCTATTTGGTGCAACTAAAGATGGTTCTTTCTTTGCCAAGTATGATAACACAACAATGTTTCAGACAAATACAAATGGCATATCAATGACAGCAAACAAAGGTATAGACTTTGCAAATGCTGATGCACCTACTGGAGGCAATCCAGCAGAAACTTCAACGGCTACTGTTCTTGACGATTATGAGGAAGGAACATTTACTCCTTATTCTAACTCAGTAACTGGTGGAAGTCCTACAGCAGTAGGTATGTATGTTAAAGCAGGGAATATGGTAAATGTGTCTGTAAGATTTTCAGCAAGTGGTGCAAGCACTAATGGACATCAATTTGGTATATACTTACCATTCTCAGCAGCTTCAACACAAGCAAGTGGTTCATACAATACTTGGTTTGGAAAAGGTATGTTTACTTCTGGTAATAGTAATGCACAGCATAGAGTTTGGGGAATGGAAGGTAATAATAATTACGTTGATATACGACAACAAAATGCAAGTAGTACATCTCAAATAACTGGTAATTCACAAGGTGGAAGTTTTGGTATGCATTTTAGTATAACATATAGAACAAAAGATTAAGAGGTAATAATGGCAACATATACAGAAAAATCAATATACGACAAAGTAGAAGTAGTAGGTAGCGAAGGTTGGACTATCCAATGGAGAAGAGCAGATCAAGTTTTAAAAGATGGAACATTACTTTCTCAGAACTATCATAGAGGATTAATAGAACCTGTTAATTCATCTTATGATTTAGAAAATAAAAAATGGGTCTATACAGAACATGATATGTCTAAAGAACCTTTTACTGATGCTAAAATAAAAGCAATGGCAAATGCTATGTGGACTGATAGTAATAAAGCAGAATTTAAAAAGTGGGTTGAAGATAATAGAACACCTGAATAGGAGAGTAAGTAATGGCACTATCAAAAATAACAGCTGCAAGTATTACAGATAATACTATAACTAATACTCAGATTAATTCTAGTGCAGCAATAGCACAAACTAAGTTAACTCCAATAACTGCTGGCAATATGCTATCAGGTTCTATTTTGCAAGTTCAACACAACATAAGTAATAGTAGTGTAATTTATGGTGGAACAACTTCAAGTGGTCACGATATTTTAAATAAGACAGTAACAACTAAAAGACTTAATTCAGTTTTTTACGTTCATTGGTCTGTATATCACGGAGTAGGTGGAACTGATAACAATATGGATAGCCACGATATGCACTTGTTTGCTCTAAGAACAGCTAGTAACACTCACGCATATGTTGGTGGTAATGCTAGTTTAACTAGAACTACTGCTGGTGCACCTTCAAACCAAAGACTTTATGTATGTGATGTTGCTTTTTCACCAAGTAGAGGATTAACTCCAGACTATGGTAATAGCCATGATGGTTTTAACAGAAGTGGTCATTTTTTAGATAGTCCAAGTTTAGCTGCTGGAGTAACAAATCAATACAGAATTAGAATGTTTAATCAAGCTACTACTTATATTAATAGAAGTAGAGGAAGTGGTACTAATGCAGGAGGAGTAAGTAGTTTAGTAATTATGGAGATTGCAGCATGAGTGATAAAAATGAAGATAAACTTACACAAGCATTAATTAAACTAAACGTAAAAGAATATAAATTTGAAGGTAATGAGCCAACAAATGAAGCAGAGTTTTTATCTAGGTTTAAAAAAGTTACTGAAACTGACGATAGTGGTGGTGCTGTCTACACAGATGATGCTAGTAAGTTTGGTGTTACATGGACACAAGTTAAAGCTGAGATGGATAAATTATAAGGAGAACAATATGCCATATATAGGTAAGCAATTAATACAAGGAGAGTTTATAAAGCTAGACAGTATTACTACGTCAGCTACAGCAACTTTTGCCTTGCAACGTGCAGGTGTAGCATTTACTCCAGCAAGTGCTGAATCAATGATTGTAAGTTTAAACGGAGTAACACAAGCACCTATTGATGCTTATACTTTAAATGGTAGCAATATAGTATTTGCTTCTGCACTTACAAGTAGTGATGTAATAGACTACGTAATAATACTAGGTGAAACAGGTTCACTAACTACACCAGCTGATGGTACAGTAACAGCAGCTAAGTTAAATTCACAGTTAGCTAGAGGTAATACTCCTATTAGGATAAATACTAATACACTAGCAACTAGCCAGACAATAGCTTCAGGTGAAAATGGTAGTGTCATTGGACCAGTAACAATTAATGCAGGAGTGACCATAACTGTTAATGGTACATTTACGGTGATATAATGAGTAAATTACATGTAGACGAAATAAAAGGAAATACAGGTACAACTGTTACGCTTACAAGTGGGCAGACATTAGCTGCTTCAGGTACTACTATATCTGGTAATCCTTCTTTATCAGGTGGGTTAAAAACAGGAACTATTCAAAGTACTGGTGGTACTACTGCTATGACTATAGATAGCACTGGCAGAATACTTACTCCAGCTAGACCATCTTTTCATGTTGCTACTACTGCTACTCAAGATGCTACAACTATAGTAAATTGGAATACTGAAATTTTTGATATAGGAGGTAATTTTAATACTACTACAAATATGTTTGTTGCTCCTATTGCTGGAATATATTGGTTTAATTGTACTGCTTTGCAAGCAGGAAATGGTGCTCAAATGACTATATCTTTAAGAAAAAATTCTTCAAATACTGGAAGGTTTCTTACAAGAACTGATGGCGATAGTGGTGAACATCATAGCTGTTCTGTTTCAGGATTATATAATTTAGCTGTAGATGATACAGTAGAAGTATATCTTGAAGGTGGTAGAATATATGGAGATTCAGGTTACTTTACTAATTTCACTGGTTTCTTATTGGGTTAGGAGGATATATGACAAGTACACTAAACGTAGATAAAATAATGAATGTATCTGGAGATCAAGACTCTGGAGTTGATCTTCAAACAAACGATCAAGTTAAATTAAAGACTGCTAATACTGATAGAATAACAGTGACTGATGCTACAACTACTGTTGCTAATGATCTAGCTGCAAATACTATTAAGCATACTGGTGGTACTACTGGATTAACTATAAATAGTAGTGGAGTAGTAAGTAAACCAGCTACACCAAGATTATCAGTTTGGTTATATACTGGAATGACTATAGCACATAATACATATACTTTAGTTCAACTTAATGGTACTGATCTTATTTCTGGTGGTATGACTGGATTTACACATTCTAATAGTTATTCAAGATTTACAGCAGCAACTGCAGGAGATTATTTTATATCAGGAAGTATGAGATGGTATACTTCTAGTGGTATATCTACTAGTAGATTAGCTATTAATAAAAATGGAACTATGGTAGTTGAAGGTTATTCTCATTCTTTACCAAATTATGAACAATTACATTGTAGTACTATAGCTACATTAGCAGTAGGTGATTATTTAGAAATGCAAGTATTTCAATATAGTGGTGGTAATGTTAATCTTGCTGCTGGTAAGTATGTTAATTTACATGCACATATGGTAGCATAGGAGAACAGAATGACATCAATTATAAAAGTACAAAATATACAATACACAGATGGTGATGCTGCTCTTACTATTGCTGATGGTGGTGGAGTAACTGCTAGTAATGGGTTAAGTGTAAATACTATTAAACATACTGGTGGTACTACTGGAATGGCTATTGATACTAATGGCTTCGTAACACAACCAAATAAACCAATGTGTTCTGTAACAAAGAATGTAGATAGCCAAACTCAAACTATAAGTGGTAGTAATTATTACACACTTACTGGTATGACTAGTGCCTATCAAAATTCTTATTCTGTAAATAATAAATCATATTGGAATACTAGTAATTCAAGATTTGAAATTCCCAGTGGTGCTCCAACTGCTTTTTATCACTGTGAATTTAATACTTTATTTGGAATAACAAGACCTAGTAGTGGTGTTAACTGGGGATTTATTGGAATAAGAAAAAATAATTCAAGTGGTTTGTCTAACAATATTTCTGCACAAGCATATACAGAAGCAACTAATAGTATGGGAACTAGCACTTATGTTTATGGTATGCTTTCGTGTGCTTGTATTTATTCATTAGCTGCTGGTGATTGGGTTGAACCTATATTCAGTGGAAGTTCAGGAGTAGCTATGAGGATACACTCTGGTAATTATACTAACTTTACAGCAATGCAAGTCGGATAGGAGATAAAAATGGCAGAAGAAGTAGATGATAGAATTCAAAAAGAAAAAGACGAAGATAAAAAATAGGGAGAATTAAATGGCTATCACAAAACTAAAAGCTCTCGGAGTCACCGATGGCACTCTAACTAATACACAAATAAATGCAAGTGCTGCGATAGCTAAAACTAAATTAGCAGCTTTAGATATTGTTAATGCAGATATTAATAACAGTGCAGCTATAGCTACAACTAAAGTAGCAAGTTATGCTTTACCTATTGTATTTGCTTATAGTACTGCATCTCAAAGTTTACCTACTACTACTTGGACAAATGTAACTATTGGAACACAAGTTATTGATACACACAATATATTTGCAAATAGTGTATTTACTCTACCAGCTGGAAAATATTTAATTTCAACTGCTGTAGATTTAGAATGTTCATCTCATAATAATTTATCAGCACAATTTATAAGAATAACTCAAGATACTTCTCCAGTAAGTGGAACTGAAGTTGACCAATATATGAACCATACTGGTAACAATTTTACTTCTACAACAATGAGGTCAACAATTATTCACAATGCTCAAAGTGGCAATACTAATGCTATGAGAGTACAAACTTGGGCTAATTGGGGTGCTGGAACAGTAGCAATTAAAAGAGTTCAACTTTCAGTACAGGGCATAATAGTATAGAATGAAACTTTCAACGGAGATAAAGATGTCACAAGAACAAAGATTAGAAATAGCTTTAGCTAGGTTGGAAGAACGAGTCGAAGCTATGCAAGACGATATGAAGCACATGAAAAATACTATGGGTGAACTTAAAGCTACAGCTAATAGATGGAGAGGTGCATTCTGGGTTATGATGGGTTTGGCTGGTTCAATAGGAGTGCTAAGTAATTTCTTATCTGGCTGGATGGAGTAAATGCTTTGGGTGCTAATAGTA